TAAATGCATGGGAGTGTCCTCAGATAGACATGGATACTATACTGATCGCTATTCGCCTTGCTACCTATGGTGAAACGATGACTTTGAATATCGATCATCCTAGCATAGCCGACGGCGGTTCTTTTGAATATGAAGTTAACATTCGAGAGATCCTAGAAAAGAGACAAAATCAAGCCGAGTGGGAAGACCGATTAGAGGTCCGTTCCGATCTAGTAGTTTACTTGAAACCATTAAACTATCGTACACAAACAGAAGCACAGATTGGTGAGTTTGAAACACAGCGCATCATGCGAATCGTACAAGACACCGAAACTTCAGAAGAAGAAAAGGTAAAAGCATTCCAACAGGCATTCTTAGATCTAACTAAAAAAACTATTGACATAATTGGAAAGGCTGTTTATAAAATCGAATCAACAGCAGGTGTTGTTGAAGAACAAGATTTTATTTCAGAATTTATAACTCAATGCGAAGCTGAAATGTTTGACAAGATCAAGAAAAGACTCGGACTGCTTAACGACACTAACAAACTACCGCCTATGATTATTAATTGCACAGAAGAAATGATCGAAGCCGGAGCACCAGAAACTATAGAAGTTCCTTTTACATTTGATCAATCAAATTTTTTCGGATAAGGCTTCTATCTTTAGACTACGAACAGATCCTAAAGCTATCAGCCGATATGGATCAAGAGGTAGAAGCCATAAAACACAACCTATATCAGATATGTTGGTTTATGCGCGGTGGCCTTACTATTGAGCAGGCTTATATGATTGATGTTTCCGATCAAGAAATAATCGGTAAGTTAATAAAAGCTAATATGGAAACTACTAAAGAAAGCGGCTTGCCTTTCTTTTAAGCAACTTTTAGTTTAGGGCTTCTTTTTCTAGCAGGTTTAGTTGCACCAGCTTGTTTTTCAAGACTACTAACACGCTGTTCTAGGTCGCTAACTGCTTGAGCAATTTGTGGATCTGCACCTTGACTGCTCTTCCCGCCCTGTTGTACACTCATCCCACCGCGCTGTTGATTCTGCTGTTGTCCGCCACCTTGCTTGCGTTGTTGAACAACCACTGCGGCTTCTTGAGCGGCCGCCATAAACACTTTCTCAAGTGTTTTCTTATCTAGCGGAGCACCAGTGGCTTCACTAATTTTACCTTCAGCAAACTCTCCAGGAGCACCAGCTTTGTCCATAGCATAGTTAGCTACTTTTTCTGCACCCTGTTTAATCTTATTACCAACCTGTTGAGCACCAGACTTGATCTTATTACCAACTTGTTGAGCACCGGACTTAGCTCTGTCCAGCATGCTAGGACCTTGCGGAATAGCGGCATCTGCTTTGGCACCTTGAACTACTTTCTGTGCCATCTTGATAGGATACTTGTTTGACTGCAACCATTTAGAAACTACAGGCCATGTTGGCTGTTGCCCTGATTGACCTAGGTATTGATTGAACGCAGAGTATAACTTGTTTGCAACATCACCTGATTTTAACTTACCTGTGGACTTATCACTTCCAAATTTAGAAGCGATTTTATTGCCGAACTTATTAAGCATACCCATAGGTGCTTCATCTATTCTACGGCTTTCAGTTACTAATTCAGTTATTTTCATTTTTGTGTTCTCCAGCTGAATATTTATGTTTGACTGCTGAAAGTGAACTACGTTCACTTGCTCTTTCGCTTGCGCTCAGAGCATTTTTAACATCTTTAGATGTTTAAGTATTATCCAGATTCTATGGTCACACTTAGCCCGTTTCCGGGCTAAAAAAATAACATTATCCGAGTTCGACAAGTCACTTAGCGTTACAACATTACAGTGGCGGTCATCCTGTACCACGAGTTGCGTCTTTATATGACGGCGGCTTATGTATATACGCTAACACATACATAAACGTAGGGTTTTTCTCCCCTCATTTTGCCTATATTTTACTCCGTTCAAACAATCAAACCGCAGGTCTTATAGCGATCGTGGTCCTGTAAAGGATACTGATTGAGTACTCTGGCGGCAAGAGATTTCCATCCCTGTGATCCGAGATCCAGGTTTAGGGCGCATGATGTTTGCTTGCGCTTGCTTGTTACCGCTGATGAGCCTAAAGTTTGTTTTTTATGTGAGAGCCATGGACACGGACTTGTATATGTCCGTTGTAATAATCATCTGATTCTAATACTTTGCGGTCGAATTGTTCGCGGGCCTCAATATATGATGTTGCGGATTTTGTTTTGCAGTAATGTAAAATTTCGCGGGTGAATTTATCTGTGCCTAGTGTGTCTATATCTGCTGTTAAATTAGGACTGGATCCATAGTAGGTTTTCCAGTCGCTGTCTATTTTGCCTCTGATTCTTTTCTTTTTCTTCTTGCCGTTCTTTAACTTTACAGTCTTGTAGGTCGTCTTACTAAACTTTGCTAATTTTTTGCCTATGTACATACGCCCCGTGACTGTGTTTGTAATGATGTATACAAAACCAACACAATCTTCGGGTAGTACTTCAACTATTGTACCTTGATAAGTCCAAGACATTAAGCAGTCTTGGCCTCCTTGCGAGCATTCTTTTCTGCTGTAATTTCATTACGGCGAGCTTTAACTAATTTGCCTAGCTCTCCTAATGCTTTGCGAGCACGGGTGCCTGCGGCATTGTTACCACCGGTAAATTTTGTATCTTCTGCTTCCCATGCTGTAACAGCATCTTTAATTGATTGAATGGTTTCTGACATTATTGTTCCTTTTGTTCTCTATTCCATTTTTCACGTTTGCGTTGTTTAGATTCCTTCATGGCATCGTTTGCAGTAAACCACATTTCGTGTTGTGTCTTACGCATTTCTTTTAGGATTCTTCTTAACGCAATAGTCTTTTCTAGTGATTGGCTTTTAACCCACGCTGTGTATGCGTTGTGGTAATCTACCAACAACGATATATACTTTTCATGTAGTTCTATGTAATGATTTAGCTTCATGCCTCTACGTAGTCTACATCGTTTGAGTAACTGGTAAAACCGTTCTCTTTAACAACATGTAACACGTTGTTAACACGACCGATTAACTCGTCCTTGTGACTAATTAGATAAATGTTTTTGTTTCGTTCTCTAGCCATTTTCTTCAAAACTGCTAGACCTGCTTCAACACCTGCGGCATCCATACCAGCATCGATCAACTCGTCAATGAATAACAAATTAATGTGCTGATACAAGTTTTCCCACACATCACGGAACGCCCATGATAAGCCCAAGATCAATCTGTTACGCTCACCGCGTGACAAATTATCAAAGTCCAAGTCTTGTCCTAATTGTGTAATTTCCACAGTTAAATCATTTTGGAATACCACACGATGCGGCAGTCCAAGTTTATCTATATAATATCCTAGACGCTTGTTCAAGAAAGTTAAGTTTTGATCAATGATCTTCTTGCGGATAAAACTATCTTTGTTGGTTAGCAGTTTGTACAAGAACTCTTGATGTTCTTTCATCTTGGTCAATTCGTTAATCGTGTCCCAACTGATTTCTTGCAAGGCAGTGTTCTTTAAATCTTCTATTTGTTCAACATAAGGATTAGGCTCTGAGACTTTTGTCTCAAGTGCCTTTTCTAGATTAGCTAGATTGTTTCTATGATTAAATGCTTCTTCGATTGACTCATAGAATGTAATAGGTTTCTTTTCTAGCTCGCCTATCTTTGCGATTTCTTTTACGATCTTTTCTAGGTCTTTTGTAACCTTATCAAAGTATGTTTGTGCATCTGCTAAGTTAGTTGTAGCAGTTGCAGTCATATCTTCGTGCTTATGGTCGTGCAATTCCTGCTCACAGGCTGGGCATGTTTTGTTTGCTAGATTTTCTAACTCTTTGACATACCGATTGCGAGTCTTTTCTGCTTGTCCTACTGCGCTGTCTAGTGTGGCTTTTTGTTTGTTAAGATCTTTGATCTTAGTATTGTTTTCGGCCCACTGCTTTAGCTGTTCGTGCAGTTTGATCTCTGCATCGATGTCGACAGAACTTAATTGTACAATGGCTTTTCCTAGACCTTCTAGCTCTTGATCTTTCTTAGATTCCCAAGCAGAGCTCTTAATTCCTAGGCTATCAATGCTCTTTTGAACGTTTTCGTTGGCTACTTTGATAGCTTCGATAGTTGCAGTTTCACTAATAATCGCATCTTTTGTGTCTTTCATTTGCAATTTAAGGTTCTCTGCCTTCTCTGATAACAGAGTTATGCCTAATAGTTGCTCAATGATTTCACGTTGATCGGCTGATTTAAGACTCAAAAAAGGCTCAGTATAAGTGTTCAAAGCAACCAAATGCTTGAACATTAACGGGCTCATACCTAGTAATTGTTCAATGTGTTTCTGCGTTTCTCGGCTATCGCCCTGCGCATCATCTTCCTCATCTTGGGCTTTTTGCTCTTGATCGTTAACGTAAAGTTTAAGAATATTAGGTTTACGCCCACGCTCGATGCGGAAATTTACGTTATCTACTTCAAATTTGACAGTAACCAACATGCCTTTGCCGTTGGTTTTGTTGATTAGATTTTCTTTTCGGATGTTTGTAAGTGCTTGTCCATATAAGGCATAACACAATGCATTAACGATTGTAGTTTTGCCTGTGCCGTTACGGCTTCCGCTATCATCCCCACCTAGGTCTAAGTTTTCACCCAGGACTAGAGTTAGGTGTTCTTTATCAAAATCTACAGCTTGTGTTTGATTTCCAACCGATAAAAAATTCTTTACTGTTAAACTTTTTATTTTAAATGTCATAGGTTATTATAAATTTCCAATAGGATAGCTTTATCAAATGCGTCCGACTCAATATTAACCAGTTGATCGGTAACAATTTGATCGACTGATTCAAATTTAGCATCTACTGCATCTTCTGCAATAGAATCTAAGTTAGTTTTTTCTTGGATAAGACTTAGTTCTCGTATATCGTAGTTTTCGCTAAAGTCTTCTTTGACAAAGTTAGCTTCTTCATAACTGATAGGAAGATCTAAATGTACCTTGAAGTACATCTTAGATTTCATGATAGTATCTTTTCCGTCGATTAGTTCGCTAAGTTTTAGTGTTCTGTACTTAGGAGCATCAGGCCAGCTCTTATATTCTGGCTTACCACCCCATTCCATTAACATCATACCACGCTCATCGTCCCATGTGTCTGCATAGTTGTGTGGAAATGCATTACCAATATAAACTACGTTGCCGTTATGTTGTCGTTTATGGAAGTGCCCTGAAAATACATATTCAGGACTTGACAAGTCCGTGCGTTGTAGCTCGCCATGATCTGGCATCTGCACCATTGCGTTCATGTAAAAACTAGGAAGCTCAAAGTGACCAAATACGTATCTGCTTTTCAGTGACTTCATTTGTTTCCATTCGTCCCCAACTAACCACGGTACTAAGGTAACTTCGTCAATCGTTGTGATACCCTCTACAACAGTAACACCTGGGATATGTCGTCCAAATGCAGACGAGTGGATTTCTCGTTTGTCTTTATAGAAGAGATCGTGGTTTCCGGGAAACCAAAAGAACTGATCAAATGCGGCACCTAGTTTTTCTAAACACCGCAGGCTGGTATCAAGCGTAATCAAATTAATTGAGTTACGATTATGATGCCAATCGCCTAAAAATATACAAGTATCTGCGCCTTCTGCTTTTGCTTCTTGGATAAACCAATCTACAAAGTCTTCACAGTCTTGATTGTGCGTAGTACTGTTTGACTTTAATCCAAAATGGATGTCAGTGAAACACGCTACTTTCTTAAAAAGTCCCATACGATCTCCTATCTCTTATTTTAACAAAAATACCAATGGTAAATCAAGTGGTTTCTTTGCCATCTGTTGCTTCGTCTTCTTCTTCGATAGGGTCTTCTTCGGATTTTGGCATGCGCATATTTTTATAAAGCTCTGCCTGACGTGCAATTTCTTCTGCAAACTCTTGACTATATTGTCTAGTCATACTAGGAGTTAGACCGTTTTCTTCTAGCATGTCGTCACGAATGTTTTGATTTTTCTTTTCAATGTTTAGGATTCTAGTAAAGCTATTTGTAACTGCCGCAGTATAATAGGCAAACGGATTTTCTGATTTTGATTCGTCAAACTGTAGACCGATTTGACTTAATTGTAGGATCGCTTGCCCTTTCATCTCGTCGATGTAGGTATAACCACGCCAGTTACTGCGTTGTGCATATCGCTCGGACAACTTGATATACATCTTGCCTAGGTTTTCAGTAATGCGTCCGTGGTCTTTGCTGAACTTGCCAGTCTTAACACCGCCTTTCCAGTGACTCTTACCCACACACTCTAAGCTACCGTCTTCTTTAACCACCCAGTGTTGGAACGGAGGAAAGTTAACTTTCTCATGACTATCTGCTGTAGTCTTGGTAGTCTTTTTACGACCCGGTGCTAACGGAATGTGTTCAAAAGTCATTATACGAATAACTACTTCTGTTTTATCTACGCTCTTATAATCAGGAGTTACTTCAGCTAACTTTGTCTTTTTGTCGCCAGCTATTCTTAATGCGTTAAATGCTTCAATGCCTAGTCTTTTAGCCCTTGCACGTTTAGCATCTGCTATTGTACGGATGTTGATTTTATCTATGCTTGGCAAAATGATATCGTATTGATGATATTCTGCTTTTGTAAAACTGCAAAAACTTACTTTGCTCTTGTGTATCTCTGCCAATAAATCTCTATTGTTTAGATACTTGACTTTTCTTGTTGTTATTATTGATGTCATGTATAGGATCTCCCAGTACTATTATAGCAGAAAAAAGCAGAAAGTCAAGGCTTTTATTATCTACGTATATTATTTATCAGGTTAAATAACTGGTAAAGGAAAAAACATGGCCGAACTAACCGAAAAAAAAGAAGCGTCTGTTAAATGGGCAGGCAGTGTTCAGCGCGATATTAGAGTTCGCCTGTGCGTACCTGAGATATACACTAAAGGAACCTTAGGGGGTGGTCCTCAACCCCCACAAGGACCGAGACCATTTGAAAGTATTGGAGGGCCAGCGTCCCATCCAGGCGGAATTATATTTCCCTATACTCCTACTATCTCTTACAATAATCAAGCAAATTACAGCAGTCAAGCACCGACACATTCAAA